ATCATTGTGCTTCTCCCAGCCTTTCGATAAGACCGCCTAAGCTATTCGTCAGCGCCTTCTTCAGACCTGCAACAGTTTTCTCATCAGCCAGCGCCGCCTGAATATCCCCAAACGCCTCTGCCAGTGCCTTGGCCGATACCGTGCCGGTTAGACCAGACCCGTCACCGACAAACTTGTTGGCCGTCACTGTGCCGGTAAACTCGGAGTCGGAGCCGATCTTGGCGCCAATAAAGAAAGGGTCTCTTAGACTGGTGACCCATAGCTGGTCACCAAAGTATTCGATGTTGTTGTCGCCAATGTCCCTAAAGAATGAGTCACCACCTGACAGCGCATTTACTTCGTCTTTACTGTAGACATTCAAGGATGCGCGCATTCCTTCAGCGGTGTTCTTCTTAATACCGTGAGTGCTGGTTTGTCCTCCAGAGCAGAACCATGTGTCCTCTGTATGGGATTGTGGGCCATGGGTCAGCGTAAGGTTCTTAGTGTTCAGCGAGTCGAGCCTTGCTCCACCACTGTCACCCCTCAGAACCAACGTGTTTGGCTCTGCTTCAGTAGTCATCTCTGGGAGGTCAATCTCACCAGCCTCATCAAAAGGTGTCCACTCGCCCTGATCGTTTCTGAACTCAAGTGTCCCTTTTTGATTCCTAAAGCCAGCGTCATTTCGAACTCCGGTGTCTGCGCCTTTGGGTCTTAGGAAGAACTCACCACCTTCACCAAAGACAAAGGGCATGTGTATCCCAGCGCCGTCTTGCTGTGTCCAAACCTGTAGCTCTGTTCCTTTAGTGCCAGCCCTATTAATCCGCTGGAGTACCCTTGTGACGTTGCTATCCGTAGTCATCTCAAGACCGGGATTATCGTTATCGCTGCCACCCTGTAAGCTTAAACGACCGTTTAATCCTGCGCCGTAGACACTAAAGGGACGGAGTTGTTGAGCGCCACCAAAATTGCCTTTAACGGCGTTGACTTGATTAAAGTCGCTATCAGCATTGCCATTGCGAGAAACAATTGTGTTCCCCACGGCCTCGCTAGTCATCTCAGGGAGATCAATCTCACCAGACTCAATCGACTCTAGCTGCTCAACAAACCAACGGTTTACCTCAAGCTGATTCTTTAACTCCGGGATATTTTTGGTGCTCTTGTATCTGCCTTTGGCATCGCGGAATATAATGTCACTTCTTGTTTTTACTTTATCCGTTGTAACTTCAAACGATCCCGACTCACCACCACCACCGCCACCTACCTTGTAGTGGACTTGTGTTGTATCCCCACCAGAAGGAAGCTCTAGGGTATAGATCTCACCGTCAGTCATCGTAACGACAATAGCGCCGTCAATGTCCTGCTCGATGTCCTGTATGCCTACGCCGTCAGTGCCGTCCTTTCCGACAGTTCCATCCTTTCCGGGCTTACCCTGCTTGCCATCGTTACCTTTAGGCCCTTGCCTTCCAGCGGGGCCAGAGTCACCCTTGGGGCCACGATCACCCTTAGCGCCCTGCTTACCATCATTGCCAGCCTTGCCTACAGCACGAGACTCAGCGATCTCCTTGCGAATTAACGCAATGACCGTAACCAAGCTAAGTCCTTCGACTGATGTATTCATTGCATTGGTGGCTCAGTTGGCGACATAGGTTGCTGTGGTGCGAGCATCTGCTGTAGTACCGACTGCTCTTGCTGCCTCATTTGCATCTGTTGTTGCGCCATTTCCATCTGTTGACGCTTCTCCTCGGCTGCAAGCTGATGGGTCTCTTCCTCTCTTAGACTGGCAGCGATCTGTAGCTTCTCTGCAATAGAGACATCTATCTGCCCATCCTTGTCTTGATCGGCGTACTTCAAGATCAATTCCTGTGGATAAAGATCAGCTTCAGCTTTGTACTTCTCAGCCCTTGCCATTGACTCAGCATGTTGGCCTTGTATCGCTGCGATCTGCGCCTCTTGTAGCGCCATCTGCAACTGCTGATTTTGCTGCTGCATCTGCTGCATTTCGGGATTAGGCTGGCTGGCCGCGTCTAAGGCTGCAAGTAGATCGTCCTTACTGCTGACGTTAAGGTGTTCAATGACCGCCTTCATCAGCGTTGCATGTAACGGACTGTCTGGTGGTGTCACCTGTAAGACTTGAGTTAGCTGGGCAACCTCATACTCTCTAGCGATGACGCCTAAACTAGACACTACGCTAAAGCTAAAGTCTTTGACCGGATACACTTCGGGATCGTACTGCATGTATCTATAAGCTAACTTCTTAATCAAGGGCTTAAAGAAGCTGTCTTGGAAGTTGACCAGTGTTCGACGTTGACGCTTCATTACCGCGCCCATCGACATAGAGATACCCGCTGCTGTGGTGTCAGAGCTTGGCCCCTGTGCCATCTGAGCCCCATCAAGAGCTCCAGTAGCTTGCTGTACCATCATCTGCAAACCCGCAGACTGGTTGAAACTGATCTGATTCAATTGCCCAAAGTTAAAGGGCATCAAAGCTTCAGCAGGGTTACCGTTGGTCAAGATCATCTTGCCGGGTCTAACCTCAAACTTGCTGTCCCTTGGGATCTTCGCAGCGTCTACGGCCATCATGGGATGTGTCGTCAATGCCAGAGCATCTACCCGCGCCCTCATTTCAGCATCAAGAGCCTTCTGGCTCATGTAACCTTTCTCGCACACCCCGCGACCCCAAAATCGTGAGGGGACGCAATCCCATGAGAACGCCATAATCGGGCGATCTTTCATCATGTAAGGATTGGCTAGCGCCTTGAGGATTTCACCGTCAGCAATAACCACGATAGCCTCAATAAACTTGCTATTTTCGAGATCTTCACCGTCTACACCCGCCTCGACCAAGAGATCACGGGGGACATGGCCGTAGTAACGCTTGATTCGCACCGTATCGTCGGGCTGCATCAGTAACTCGGCGTCTTTAGCCAGTCCTAAGTTGGATTGACCGCCACCAATGTCCACATTTCGGTACACACCGGACTCAATCAAGAGCTCAATGGAATGCTTGCTGACCATTTCGTCAATACAGACACCCATTGCGCTAGAAATACAGGTGGCACTGGGCTCAATCAGGAAATTCTTGGGCAAGATGGGCTTCATCTTGACGATCGGGCGAACTGTTTCCTCTACCCCGTACTCTGCCATGCCCGAGGCTTCCATTTCTGGCATCTCGCGGGTGGCTGGCCGGTACTCAATGGTCTCATCAATGATGAGCTCGGCAATTCCCGTCCCATAGACGGCGGCATTGATTAAAACTTCGCCAATAGCAGGTCTAATGTGGGCTCTTTCTATGTCCCTATGCAGTAATTGCTGCAATCCTGCGACATCTTTGGGATCTTCGTCGTCATCTTCCAGCATAAACAGCGTAGATTGGCTAAAGGTAGCGGTCTCAATCTCAGCTACGTTAGATTCAACGGCTTGCTGTAGGGCTGGAGCGATTAACTTCGATCGCTCACTAGCTCTAGTCTTGTCCTGCTCTGACCAAATACCTCTCCATAGACGAAAATACTCATCATGCTGGTCGGCATAATTCGACTCATAATGGTCACGCCATTTGTCTGTAGTAGAATCAATCCACCCGTACAGATCTTGTTCTACACCTAAAATATCATCGTCAGACATTAGTATCCTGCCACGGCGTCAAGGCATTCAAACTCATCAGGAGCATCAATACCGGAGAAATAGGGAACCTGTGCTAATTGATCGACATAGCTCAGTGCGTCAATTAAATCGTCGTGAACCAAGGCCGAAGGGAAGTTGCCTGCCTCGTCCTCAAACCTTGTGTTCCAGTCTGCTTTCTTTAAATGGATCATGCCGTTCTCGAAACGCCCTGCTAATGCCCATAACACGCGATCAGACTTCTTATGATTGCCGTGAGATAGGGGCTCTAATCGAAAGATTCTGCTGGTGCGGCGCATCATGTCATTTAGGGGCGAGAACACTGCCTGTTGAGCGATACCCTTCTCTATCCCAGTAATGATGGGACGGTGCTTTTCGACGGCGGCAAAGATATGTTCGGTCGTTTCATCTAGTGACCATTGGCCGTGAATGATGTCTTCTACGTACCAGTGACCTTCGCCATTGACATAAACCACGGCAATTGCGGAGTCATCACGCTTCTTGGATTTACGCTGGCCCTGCTGTTTAAATCCCGCCAGGTCAATACCTAGGTAAACGTCGTAGTTTCCATTTGGCCTTTTGTCGTAGTAGTCAAAGTCCTCTACCTTGAAATGGCCTTGTGTCTTAGCATCAAATGACGCCATATATTCCTGCTGAAAAGCGTAATTAGGTAGAGTAGCTCTTGCGTGTTCAATTTCTTCCTTGTCAAGAAACGGATTGTCAAAACTAGTGTAGTGAAACTCCTGCCAGTCCTTCCATTCCCTTGCGCCCAGGTAAATATCGTAGAAATGATTGCGACCTTCGGGAGTTCCTATAAACAAACACGTACCTTTTAGGTCGGACAGTGCAGGACGTAGGATGTTGGAGAATACGTCCTCCTTCATAAACGCAAACTCATCAAGGACGCAGTGGTTTAGGCTGACACCACGCAAGGTATCGGGCCTGTCTGCGCCTTTTAGGTAGATCGTCTTGCCACCTTGCAGGGTTATCTCAAGGTTATTGATGTGAGAGCGTTGGATAATAGGGTTCGCGAGCTCAAAGATTGTGTTCCACATCACATCTCGGGCCTGTCCCTGGGTGGGGGCCACGTAAAAGGTCTTGCCCCTTTTAGAATTTAGGGCTTTGTAGATAAGAGAGACAGCCGCTAGGTGGGATTTGCCAGTACGACGACCTGCCGCGATCACTTTGAATCGTGCGGGGTCGGCCAGTACCTCCTCCTGCCAGGGCAGCATGTGGAAATTAAGCTCGGTCATCGCATCAGCCACCACCGTTAGTGGCTTGATTGACAATATCGGCCATAATCTTGGCTGATCTGTTCTGCTTTACCGTTTCTGCTTTTCGTCTTACAACATCAAACATACCTCGGCTGGCTTTGCCTACCCTTCGTACTCCGGGTATGGCTCCAACAAGGGTGGTTCCTGCGTCAATGGCCGCTTGTCCTAAGTTACCTCGGACAGTTGAGTCATAGGTATCTGTTGCGCCTGCTGCACCACCTAAGTAAGGAACGAAGTCAGCCGCGAAGTCTATAGAGTTGGCAAGTTTCTGGCCTGAGTAATTGCTGCTGATGGTTCCGTTCTTGAGAGCCTGCTCAACCCATGCTTGTTTGGCTTGCTCTCGGTGTGTCATGGGGGTGTTAGTGATAGTTCCTCGCTGATGTACAGCCCGTGCTGCGGCGAGTCTTTCCATCATGCCACGGTCGTTAGTTTGTCCGGGTTGATGTGGGGAGGGCTGGGGCTTATTCTCTGGAGCTCTGTTGTTTATTAGGGCAGAGCCGCCTATTCCGGTGGCCGCCACGCCCGTCAACAAGCGGGGGTCAGCGTTACCCAGCATGTTCCCGCCCCTGTACTCGGGATCAAAGGCAGCTTGAGGTGAGCGAACCATGTTTTCATTGCCGGGGAATATAACGGTGTGTTCGCCAGCGTTTCTAAATCGGTCTTTAGTTGTTGAATCAACCAAGCCTTTCTTGCCATCGGCTACCATAATCTCTTGGAGTATGCTTCCTGCGGGTCTTAAAAAGCCTTCGCTGGTAGGTAGGGTATTCCCTTCCTCCATTTGAATGCCGATCTGCTTCTTAATGTCACCCCAGGTTGTTTCACCTGCATACAGGTTGACCTTGTAACCCATATCTCCCGCTGCTTTCGCTATCCTCTGGCCTTGAGGAGTCGCCATCGCCATCTTTTCGGTTAGGTAATCAACGGCATCTAGGTAATCGTCACGCTCCAAGTAGTCGGACTCATTTAACTGCGCCTTTGCTAACTCAATAAACTCGTTGGCTTGATCTTCGTCGATGACAGGATCGTTGATGTGGGGGATGCTTTTCTTTTTTAACAGCTCATAAACAGCGCCGCCTGTGGTTCCTTCATTCATCCCAAATTTTACCTTGGCCAGCATGTCCTCACTGTCTAGGTTGTAGTTGCGATTAATATCGTCAAGGCTATCGCTTAGATACAAGCCCTTACCCATGTCGTTATTTTCTAGGGAATAGGAAGCATCGAGCTCTGTAAGGTCTTCAAGGCTGGAGTGATAGAGCGAGGATTCAACATCAAAATCCTGAGACTCAGCCCTTGCCATCCGGCTTGAGGCGTCCATGGGTAGTTCGCCACTGTCGATTCGTTTGGCCACGGCCAACGGGTAACCCTGCTTTACCAGCGCCCTTACCCCATCCGATAGGGCTGTGCCTATCTGTGAAACGACTTTATTCATTTATGATGTTTCCATCATTATTTTCGATAATCTCCCCTATCTCCTTTTCGGGAGCGGGGCTTAGGCCAGAGATGTTAATAGAGATCTGTGGAGCCGATGCCTTGTCTTTACCGTCAGCAAAGTTCTGTAAGGGTAAAATCCGATCAACGACTAACTTCCAAGCCGTAGCCTGATGCCTGTGGTCGTCATCAAGCGCAGCCTCCATGACCTTCTCGATCACATTCCCAGCATGTTTGTTAGTTAGGAAAGAAGCGCGCCATTGCTGCATACGCTCCTTTTCCTGTGCGCCGGTTAATGGAATCAAATGCCTTCTGTTAGCGTTCGGCATAGAGCCCTCTAAGTATGCGAGCTCGCTTACCAGATACCTCGTGAGCTCGCTCTAAAAGCTTGATGGGGGCTTTATAGCAATCTTTTGCTACCTACACAACCCCTTTGGTTAGATAGGGCGTACAAGGCGATACAGGACGTTATAGGCACATGTAGCTTTTGACGACATGTTTTGCAGAAGTAAGTTGGTTAATCGTTTTTTTTGGTGGAAATCTAAATGTTTGATGGGAAAGGCGATTAATTGGATTTTGGACTTCTAGTAAGTTGAGGCGGGTACTCCACTTAGAGGAACGGACGCTCCCCTCCCCCCGGGATGGTCGCGCCCTCAGTGCTATACGGGACAGGTGTTGACTTTGTTTGTGGCTCAACGTGAGCGAGATAGTTGCACCGGAGAGTAATGGAATGGGGCAGTAAGCATATGTAGACGGGTGGCTATTCGTAGTATTAAGGAAGCCTATCTAGGCCCAGAGTCCGTGGTGACCGCCTCTGCCTTTAGGAGTCCTTAGTGTTATCTAACCCCCATAGGTTGTTAATAGGTTCGGAGCAATCTTCGGCAGCGGTCTACCCTTTCCTCTATACCAGTCTGGTTTACCCGTCAGTTGCTTTGGCTGTTAGTTAATGAACGACTGCTTGGACTGTTGAGCTCGGCTTTGTTTGGGTTGGGGGACAGACCATTCCCTCCGGGAATGTGTGCTGTCACTTGCCGAGTTTCGCCGTGGATCCCTCTGGCTAATTGTATCCGTCACCCCGATCCATCACCTGTTCGTGACAGCCCTACCTCTACGGCTTGGGGTCGGTGATAAGCGAACGGCTTGCCGTTTCCGCCGGTACGTTCCCAGCCATCCCTGCGGGATGGTGTCCCCCAATGATAACCGACTGGTCAAGTCGCTCTGTGCAAGCTTGCCAGTGGTCTTGAATTTAAGCGTTGGCGAAGGCTATGCCGCTAGCAGTCGGGCTTTAAGCGGGGCATAAGAAGTTGTCATAAACGTGATTCACCGTTTGTTGGCAACCCCGAAATGGAGCTCCAAGAATAACACGGCCCCCGGCGAGTCAAGGGTGGCCAGAATAATGGCACCTCCACCGGCAAAGACCCGCCGGCGGATCCTCCATGATTCAGTCCATCCGGCTAAAGCCGGCAGACCCTTGACTCGCCTCAAAAGACGGGGCCGTGTGATCTTTCCGCGCCATTTCGGCACAACAAACGGAGAATCACATGACAACTTCTTATACCCCAAAGCCCAACAGCGGCATAGCCTTCACCAACAAATTCAAGACCACTGACAAGCAGCCGAGCTTTGTTGTCCAGTCGGTCACCATTGGGGGCCGCGCCTACAAAGGCGCTTTCTGGGAACGCACCGACAAAAACGGCAAGCCGTTCATCACCTTCATCTTTGAGGATGCCGTAGAGGTAGAGCTGTCCCGCCACGAACAGGCGATGGAAAAGCTTCGGGCTGACGGAGACAAAGAGCCAGAGCGAGGCATCCACGGCGAGAACGAACTCGCCAAGTAACAACACACAAAGCCCCTAACGGGGCTTTTTTTATGTCTGTCCTTAGGAGTCAGAGTATGAATGAGTCAAAGGTTTGTCCAGTTTGCAGGGATGTTTGTTCGGAGAATGGAGATGTGGTGTTTACCGACGCGGGTATTCCCTGGGCGATGCACATGGAATATGACATCGATCATTATCAGTTGTGGCACACCAAGTGCTGGGACAGAGCCGCGATGTTAGTAGGTGTGGATAACACAGAAGCATGGAGGGCAGCGTGATGTTGGTAGAAATAGCAGTGCTGTTGATTCTATTGCTGATGGGTATCGGAATGCTTGTCTTTGATTATAAAGATGAGAAGCGAGTCGATGTAAGCGAGCTACCACGTAGCTCCCTCGATAAATTTATATAAGGAGATGCAAATGCGAAGAATAGATGACCACAACGGTGTACTTACTGTTGAGTGCAATGAATGTAATCACGTTCACACCATCACTGTCAAGATGGAGGACTTTCAACGATATATAAGCAAGGGTGATTTGGTGCAGAACGTATGGCCTACCCTCGATACGTGGGATCGCGAGCTCATCATCGGATACCGAACAGGTTTCTATCAATGCAAGTTGTGCTTTGAGAAGGAGGAGATCCTGGTTCAACAGGTTTCATTTGACAAGATGATGGATCAAATAAAAGGAGATAAGAATGACGATTGAATGTGCAAACCGCCTTGAGTTTTATGACGCGATATACGAGCTCACAAAGCTGGGCTTAGGATTTAAAGCTAAGACAGATGACCTATCTATCCGCTTAACAGGGACACTTTAATGACAATTTTTACTTACTTAATTGACGATCAATTGGTGTGCTCTACCTGTCAGCAAAATGACAAGGTGCATTACAACCTGGTTGCTTTCCATGGTAGCGGCAGAGTACACGTCGACCCCGATACACCAATCTGGTGTGCTCGATGTGAGGCTGAGGCAAACATGGTTGAGCCTAGCTCAAAAGAGTTTCCTTATGAAGAGATACGCCGGGACGACGGCAATTTCTTTGACTCATGGGATGAGGTGGAGGCTGCTGGATATTCATATAGGCAGATATGGTGCATCACTAGCGGCGATACCGAGGAAGGCACTTGGTTTTGTTACGACAATGCCCATCACTATGTGAATGTGCTGGGCTATATCGCCACAAACGAACACGCTAAACCCAACGAGCATTACGAAGAACTGTTACTTAACGAGGAGTTTATATGAAATATCTTGTCCGATTGGATGTTGTTGTAGGTATTTATGTTGACGTTGATGTCCATAAAAAAGAATTGGCCAGCCTTGCAGCCAAGCAAGCAGTTGCTTCTAGTGGTGTCAAGCAATTGATTGTTGCAATGGTTGGCGACCAGGGACAGTTTGAATACGACCACTGCGTTGGCGGCCCTAAGTGCAGCAGAATCTACGAGCTTGGAGATGATAACAAGTTAGCAACTGACGATTACTTTGGGTGGATACCCTCAAAGTTTTTAAAGGAGGCTGAATAATGGAGGCGCAAATAGGCTTTGAGTTTAACCCGGTCAAGATGGTGAGCATGGGTGTATCACCCCGCCAGTATGGCAAGGCGTCATCGTCTGGCTTTTCCTTTCAACATAACTACACCTTGTATAGATCGCTTGGGTTTAACAGGTGTAAACAAGAGACACATGCTATCTGCGACGACTATCCCAACAAGATATTTGTCCTGCATATACGAAAGACCCGCAAACCCCGGCCAGAATTGGATGAGCGCAACGATAATAAGAGGAGAGACTGAGGCTATGACTGGGTTTGCTGACCTTGCTAGGTTTGCTGGGGTATACCAGACCCCCTCAAATATCGGCCAGCGCGGTGACTGTGCTGGCCAAGCGCTGGTTTATCATATGGTGACAGTGAATGGACGGGCAAGTCCCGCCCCCCAATCGCAAGCGAGGGGGCAAGCCTTCCCCTTTATAAAAAACTTTGCAAAACTTATAGAAAACTTTTCCTATATTTGCTAAAGTTTACTTCAACAACAAACGGAGATATATCATGGCTAACTATCAAAAGATTGCTGATGTTGTACTGGCTGCAATGGATACCGAAGCGAAGTGGCGCAAGACCTGGACTGAACATGCTGGGTTGCAGCGTAACTTCCTATCTAAACGCCCCTACTCTGGGGCTAATCAACTGAGCACTATGATTACTGCTCATGTTAATAGCTATACCTCGCCCTACTGGATGACATTCAACCAGTGTAAGGAGTTAGGTGGCAACCTCAAGGGCCAGAAGGGTACGCCTGTCATGTTCTTTGGTGGTAACAAAGACAAAGAGACAGGCAAGGAGTACAAGTTTGGCAAGGCTTACACGGTGTTCAACCTAGAGCAGACAGGTATTGAGATCCCCGAGCCAGAGCTACGTGAGACATTGCTTATGGATCCTTATGATGTGCCTCGTGCACTGGTTGTCGATGTCATTGACGGCTCCCCTTCTTACAATTTACTCACTGACAAAATCAAAATGCCTGCGCCAGGTTACTTTGAATCTGATGATGCTTTCAAAGCTACGCTGTATCACGAGTGCATTCATTCTACTGGTGCTAAGAAGCGGCTTGATCGCGATATGAATGGCATGTTTGGTAGTGAGGACTATGCCAAAGAGGAGTTAGTTGCCGAGCTTGGTGCCATCTTCTTGTGTGCCTCACTCAATATCCCCTATGAGTTAGAGCAACATGCTAGCTACCTCAAGTCTTGGACCAAGGCTATCAAGGATGACAGTAACTACTTGGTGACTGCTGTTCGTCAAGCTCAGAAGGCTGCTGATTATGTGCTGTCTCAAGTGGATCTCATGGAGCAACAGGATGCGGCGTGATTGCCCACCCCCATCCGCTTGCGCGGGGTGGCTCAATCCCCCCGCTTTTTTTATACAACAAACGGAGTTTTATCATGTCAATAATGTTTAGTAAAAAGTATGTCAGCAAGATCTGTCCTGAGTTATTAGAGGCTGAGGTTGAGGTTGTCTATGAGGAGGTGCTAGTTGATAGCAGCCCCCATGATGTTTACCCCAAGCAGGTACGTGATGTAGCGGAGCGTATGTTTCCTTACATACTACGCGGGTTGCCACCTGTTAATGCCGACAACATCTTAGATTTGTGTGGCTTCGACAATCTAAAGGATGCGTCTGAGCATTTAGAACGTGCCAGGCACAGCTTAGAATCTATCTCACTACCCGACGATGACGTTGCGCGTGTCGTCTTGGAAGTAAAAACCAATTTGAATTACCTCGGCCAGTGCATTGAAGCTTTGATCGAGCGTAGGAATAAATTACTAGGAGAGCAATGATGGGAGTTAATCAAGTGGCTGAACGCTATTACCCGCAAGGCTTGGTGAAAGCCTACTTCAACTACTGCAAGGCTAGTGCGCTGACACCCAGTGCTAACGGTCTTGATTCTTTTGCTAAGGAAGTGCAGGGAGACAGCCATATCAATGGCATTCCTACCTTCTTAACCCTTGAGCAAGTCTTTGCAACAGAGGTAGCGAAATGAATATGGCTACCGGACAGACCTTCAAGGTAATAGCTGAACGCTTTGAGTATCACTATGACCTACCCCATCCGTTAGAGGGGATCTTTGTTGTTAAGGGTGATATGGATTTTGACAACAACACTGTTCACTTCGACTCAATTGAGATCGAGGGCAAGTGCGTCATGGATTCATTTGACCTGGACTGGATTGCTACTGAATACATTATGAAGGAGTACGTGTAATGGATACCACGCACATCACCGTCAGAAGTTTACGCTTCATGGCTGCTTCTTATCTCCAGTATTTCCGTGAATCTAGGCGAAGGTGTAGAACCTATAACACCACCACTCCCTCTTATGCCGATGCTTACTACGCCAAATATGAGGCATACAAACATGCCGCTGAGTTTGTGCAGGAGCATGAAATCAATTTCCGCGAGAGGTATAGCTTGTGATTTGTTCATGGTGTAACTCACGAACCGGGGTCGTACGTCTGACCCCTTCTTTTTATGAGCGGTATCCAGAGATCGGTGAAGTCACAAAGCTTTGTGCTGAGTGTAAAGACACAGCTATTGATGAGATCAATGCCAAGCGTAGTGAGTACGACGATGGCGACGATCACGTATCCGAGATGACTGAGTGGGGTGACTACGATGCCGACTGCTAACTACTGGGTTGTGATGTTTGATCGTGATGGTGGGGAGAAGGATCCCGAGGGGCCATACGATTGTTACGCTGATGCCAAGAGCCATGCCGAGTCTGACCTTGATGATTGGCGCTGGGTGTCTTACGAAATACAAGAGGAGAATGACTATGCATGAAGCACCAGCGTTTTTGTTTGGTAAAAAGCCAACTCTTCATACTGACCACAGAAGGCTCGAGAAAATACAGCGAATGCAGAAGGATTTAGATTGGCTGTATCTGACAGCCCGAGATAGCGGTGAGCGTGGAGCCATATCGTTTGTTGAAGACATAGTAGATAACTGGGTTGATGCAGAACAGAAGTTCAAAGCGGAGGAGGAATGATGAAGGCGCATGAACATCTTGCAGGTAATCTCAAGAGATACCTGGACTCTAACCTTATCAGCACCAACAGCGTTGCATCTAAGAAGGACGTTTCACAAAAAACTATTTGGGTTTGTGCTAATGGCAAGGTCAACTCCTCACTCGATGTAGCGCACAAGGTATCAAGAGCAATGGATCTCGATGCCTTTATGTTATGCCGCAAGCAATTCACTGAGCAGCAGATAAGGAGGTCTACAACAGTAGGCATTATCGCTGACAAGCTAATGACTTTGGATCGTAAGCAGCTACAAAAGGTGAGCCAACTAATAAACGAAATGGAGGGTGACTGATGCCACCAAGAGATAAGCGACACGGTAACTACGGCCAGACTACTGGCATCTATGACAACCGATACCACCTTGAGCAGATGATACTGCATTACTTCTACCGTGAAGTGATGAAGCAATCCGACATTGCTCCGTTAGTAGGTACGTCTATTGGAGTTGTCCACAAGATTATCCACACGGTAGAGCTTCGGAATAAACCCGAGGCTCCTGCGTTAAAGGAGATAGCACATGCATGAACTTGATAAGTACCTGGCTACTCTAAGTAGCGATGAGATCCCCCCGGCTAACACGAATGCTAATCGTGACGCCAAGTGGCAAGCGCTTATGGATCAAATGAATGACGGTGATTCAGTAGAGATGACTAAAAGGGAGTACAAATCTTTTTATCAGGCGACGATCAGGGAAGGTCACGACCTGCGTTGGAGGACCACGGAATATAAAATGAAGCGAACTCCTTCGGGTGCTAAGGCTTATTGCAACGAGTCAATCGGTCGCGCTTACCTCTACAAAAGAATAAACTAAGCTTTAGTCCAGGGCATCCAGCCCGTTGGCCGGTTGGCAGCGTCCCGGTGGACGAAATCGCTGCACCTTCCCTACTTATATAACGGCACCCCTGCATCTCTTAGCTTCCCTATTAACCTGCTCTTGTCATAGAGC